GGACATCGTTCACTACTTAATACTAAAGCAGGACCAATGGTAACTGCATTAGAAGAAATTGAAGCAGGACTAGTCGGACGAGAATATCTTAAACGTATTAGAAAGAATTTGTAAACAATATCTCGGTAGCTCAATTGGCAGAGCACTGGTCTCCAAAACCAGGGGTTGTAAGTTCGAGGCTTACCCGGGATGCCAAATAAAGGAAAGTTATGCCCGCAGTATTTTTAACAAGTGACACACACTTCGGGCATGCCGGAGTATGTCATTTCATACGTAACGATGGTGTTACAAAATTAAGACCATGGACTGATCCAGATGAAATGGATGAAGAAATGGTTAAGCGTTGGAACGAAACAGTACGACCAAACGATAAAATATATCATTTGGGCGATGTAGTTATCAATAGAAAAGCATTAAAGATTATGAGTCGCTTGAACGGTGATAAAGTATTGATTCGTGGTAACCACGATATCTTCCGTGATGATGAATATAGATTATACTTCCGTGAACTACGTGCTTACCATGTTATGAATGGAATGATCTTAAGTCATATACCTATTCATACCGAATCGTTAGGTCGTTTTGGTACTAACATTCACGGTCACTTACACGCAAATCGTGTGATGAAAACTGTTGAAACATTACATGAATTTCACCAACGTGGTACTAGACATTATATTGATGTCCGCTATCATTGTGTATGCGTAGAACATACAGACTATAGACCTATACTGTTTGAAGATGTTATCAAACGTATCGAAAGTGAAGGTGGTAGTGTAGGATTTAAGAACGGTAATGGACCTACAATGTGAAAATAGACCCTTCGGGGTCTATTTTTTTGGATATTATCTAACTATTTGATTGTCGGCATAATCTTGCATATACATACGACCTCTAGGTATTCTATTTTTTACAGCATATTTTTCTAATTCTTGCATAGCTTGTTCTTGTGTTTTATTTATTGCTGTAGCAACTTGTCGTCCTGCATTATAAATTCTCCAATCACTTATACGTGGACCTTCAGGTTCAATAGCTTGTGTTGGTTGTGTAGCTTGAGTTGGTTCTGGTTCAGCTGGTTGATTTACAAATTCATTATCATCAGGTGATATATTCTTTCCGGGTGCACCCGGTACTGATTTATAACTTTGAGGGAATTTTGCTACTATTTGTTTGGCAGCTTCTCTAATATCATATCCATTAGGTGGGCTAATTTCTTTACTACCATCTTTTATTTCACTTGCTTTTGTGAGAATAGCTTTAACAATTTCTTTCATTAAGCCGGGAAATCTTTTAGCAAACTCAGCATCAGCGCCAACTCTATTATATCGTTGATCCTGTGTACTGTTTACTAGTTGACTAGTTGGTGCATGTAATTGCCACTTACCATTTTTATTATCAATATTTTGTTTATCAATGATACTAATGATAGGACCATCAGGTGCATAATTATTAAACCAATTTAATCCACTAGATCCACCTGTACAGAAATTACTCATGTGTCCTGTTTGATTGTTAAATGTATAACAAGCACCATAGTTCAATGGCATGATAACATGAAATCTATCGTTATCTAATAATACTATTTCTTTTCTATTGCGTTTATGTTTTTCTAATGCTTCGGCATCTTTAATTCTTCTTAAAGTATTACGATACTCATCTTTTTCCATTGCCTGTTGTAACGCCCGTATACTAGGAAACTTATTAAAATCTTGGTCTGGTTTCTTTAATAAACCACGTGTGCTTAATGCTTGCCAAGCACCTAGTGCGTCTCCGCCCTCACCATTCAAATCTTCATAATCTATAGCGTGATTATTATATAGTTTTAACAACCAACTATCAAACTTACCTTCTTTACTTAGATCACCATATTCATTTTTAGCGAGTGTTTGATTAACTAATTTACTCCAAGATTGAACATAATCAGCAACTGTAGGTCTTGGACCCATATCTGCTATTTCATTTTTTGGAAATGTTCTATCGTGTCTAACAGCAATAGCTAACATTTTTGCTAGCTTTGGGTCTTTCATTATATTAGTACCGATATCGGCTTCAGTTAAAAAGTGTGTTGCTCTCATTATACTAAACTCCGTTTTAGATATGCGAGAACTGCACTTAATTTTTCTCTATCTCCGTTAGCTATATCTGATAATACCTTTACCATACCTTCAGTTTTTTCTGTTGTTAAACCATTATCACGATATCTATAACCACTAGTTACATTACCAGTAAGTTGTGGATAGTAATATCTTGCTGTTAATATTACACTGGCACTCACCGCATTACCAAGGACGTCACTTATCTCATTGTTATCTAAACCTTGAATTGCTTGGTCAATTAATTTTACTTGATCAATTTTTTTATCTACTTTGTGATGAGCATCATTTTTTGCCATACTAGCAATTACACCATTGATATCAGCTTTGGAAGCAACTAGTATTTTTCTAAAAAGTGGTTTGAATCGTTTGGTCAAGGTAGTTACGTTAACGGTGTTAAAGTCTGATATAGGTTTATTTGTACCACGAGTTTGTTTTAATTCTTTAGAGTACTCACTATCTACAAAGTAAAATTTTCTAGCATCACCTATAATACTTTTTAATAAACCATTAGCATCAGTAACATTGTCCGCAAAGGTAGAATATACCATATTGCCCTCATCAGGATCAGGTCTACCATTACTAGTAAATATTTGATATGATCCAGATCTTGATGCTCTTCTGCCATAAGTATCGGATACCATAAATCTTACTGCACCAAATCCTTTATTACCTGCTATTAACAACCATGATCCGGGCTTGTCTTTGAGATCAGTCCATTTAGGTCTGACTGCAGGTTCAGGTTGCACATCATGTCCTAATGCATCTTTAGAATGTAGTTGTTTTAATACTTCCTGTGCGCCCGGCCCAGTAAACTGAGCCATAGTTGTGCTGGCTTCTGAAACTATGCTTTCGCATAATTGCGAAAAATACTTATAATTATCCATACATGTATTTATTCTTTTTTAATCATTTGGTTCCTATAATCATATAGCGTTTATATCCATTAGTAGCATATGGTATGTTTTTTACCCCGGAATATAACAAATTACTCAGGTTAAACTTATTAACTAACTCATCTAAACTATCGGTAGTTTGTTTAATAAACCAGGGAAATTCTGGATCTTTCATATTAGTAGTTTGGATACATACTAAACTACCATTTGGAATTGAATTATACCAGTTATTGTTATCCATTTGGTCTATACTACAATTAATGAAAATACTGTTAGCATGTAGACTGTAATCATATTCGTTCACATCCTGTACATGATTATAAACTTTAGGAGATTCATATTTCCACATATCACATACTTTATTAGCATTAGATATTGCTTCTGGATTTATATCATATCCGTGTACAGTATTATAGAATGTAGGTTTGCGGGTAAGTAACATAAATGCTAATAGATTATCCCAGCATCCTAGAATATGTAATGAGGGTTTTACAAGACATTCACGGTATATAGCTGTCTCTAATTCCTCACATAACCATAGTTTGCTTTTAATCAATCCGTGATAAAAGGATTCATGTGTATCAAATTTATTTGAATTTGTCATTTTCAGTAATTGGTGTATTTAATAATGCTTTAATGGTATCATTCCATTTAATATGTGAACTGGTTGGTTTTAATTGTTTAATTAACTCTATTTTATAATTCATTAGATTAAATGATTTTGTTTTATGATGTTCCCATCCATGACTTTTTAATCTAGGATTTAATTCTGGATACATTACTTGGTACATACGTGATTTAAAATTAGATATTGTTTCTCCGAGTATATGATTATTTAAATGAATTTCTATCAATTTATAGCTAGATGCTAAACTATAACTAATCATATTCCCAATGCCGTTAATACCTTTATCACTCATAAACCTTTCATAACTAGAATACTCTAATCTAAAAGGGGATAATACTTTTTGTGGAATATGTGTTTGTGGCCACGGCCAATCTCCACCGATAATTGGGAAATAACTACATTGTTCAACTAACCATAAATGTGTTGCTACGTGCGGTTCTATGATATAATAAGGACACAAATATGATAAATGATTCCCGTTTTGAAAAAATTTATCTGCATCCAATTCAACCAATTTATGAGTTATATAATTTTCTCTACAAAACTTTTCTGCATAATACAAATCATGGGTATTAATGATTAACCCTTCTATTTTAATAACTAATGTTATTGCTATTATCGGTATATTGTTTTTTAAACAAGACAATAACACTAATTCACTATCTAAACCTCCACTATATAATATCTCTACATATTTGGTCTGTCTATTTGATAAATGGTCATTAAATATGTCAGTAATATTACGGTTATTTTCAAATGGAACATCCAATAATTCTGTGGTAAATTTATGAGAATTTTCTCCTAATTCTAGGGTACATTTCTTAAAATCATTTAATCCAACATTCCATTCAATAACATTTTCCATGACAATATTTAGTGGTTAAAAAAAGTATCTAAATAATAGCATATTTTAAATTTATGCTAAATATGAATAACACTACCCAAGGCTAAAATGCTACACTTCATTAAAGACATCACACACAAACTATTAGATTTTATTAAAGACGATCCAGTAAGACCTGAAATCTCAGCCGATTTTAGAGTTAGTAATGGACGATTAGTTGCCGCATTAACTGATGAATCGGAAGATAATCCGGACGCTATGGTATGTGTTAGTTTCCATGATTTTATTCCAGAAAATGTAAAAGATTTGGATAATACTACACAAGTACCTACAACCGCAGTATTCTATACAATATGGAGTTATAAAGCAGGTAAAGGTGCTGAATTATTATATAGAGCGGTTAAGGGTATTCAGGAACAATATCCTAGTGTTAATAGATTTGTAACATTAAGTCCTAAAACTAATATGGCTAGAAGATTTCATTTACGTAATGGAGCTATTGTTTTTAGAGAGAATATAGAAACAATTAATTATGAATATACACCGATAGTAAATACAGATAATAACTCGGAGAATAATAATGAGCAAAGAGAATCTATTAATAGTTAAAGAAGTAGAAGATGAAGATCCGGAAATGTGGCAATTTGAACATAGTGCCATTATCGCATCAGAATTCATTAATGATGTATTATTAAATCAATTAGATAAATTTGAACTTGATAATGACGATGATACTTATATATATGGTATTGCTAGTCATGGTTTATTTGTTTCATTAATAGCACGTTTAGGTGAAATGGGATATACCGAAAAAGAATTACGTAAAGAAATTAAGACTTGGCTTAATACTAGTGTAGGCCAAGTTGTTCACTAATACTTAAGTATTACATTTTTTACAAACAAAAGTACTCATTTAGTCACCTCAGGTGCTTCAAAATCGCTAGAATATACAGGAATACATACTGATACACTTCTAGCGGTTTTTGCCAATATTTGACAATAAATGGGTTTTCATGTACAATACTAACATGAACTCAAAAATCGCCCGTAAACGTAGAACAGATCGTAATCAAGTGTTATACTATATTCAAGATACAGTAACACAGGAGTACTACATTGGTTTAACTGCTATGTGCTTTGCAGGTAATGTTCGTAAGACACTAGTCCGTCGTATGCAAAAACATATGCAACGGGCCATGACTGAAAACAAAACTTGGGGTTTGTCACGTGCCCTGCGTGAGTATGGTGCTGAACGTTTTGTATTCGGTACCTTAGAAATTGTTCGAGGCAAGCGTCCTGCTCATGCCCGTGAAACAGAATTGATTAACACATTGCAACCAGCATTAAACACATTTGGAGTAAAATAATGAATCAAAAAATTCAAGATTTGATGTATCATTCAGGACTAACTGCACAAGGATGCTGGGATGAAATGGATGATTATGATAAACAGGCTATTGAAAAGTTTGCCGAGTTGATTGTTAAGGAATGTATGAATGTTTTAGATCCAGGTGGTCATCAATTGATAGCACGGTTCCACACAAGACAATGGTTGTCAGAACATTTTGGAGTAAAATGAAATTAAACGATATATTACAATGGGTTGGGGCAGTATTCATTATTGTTGGCCATATCTGTAATGCCATTGGACCTGATGCACATCCCTACAACATTGTAGCATTTACATTAGGTACAATTATGTTTTTGACTTGGACAATACGTGTAAAGAACAATCCGCAATTGGTAGTGAACGTGGTAGCAATAGTTACTTGTTTAATTGGATTAGTGAACGCTTGGAGATAATATGAACAAATTAGTTAGAGATGGAATGGTTGCTGTATTATACAGCCCGGGATTTGGTGCAGGCTGGTCCACTTGGAACCCTACAATGCCTGAACTTATTTTTGAACCTGCTATAGCACAATTTGTATTGGACGAAAAGTTTGATGAACTACGAACATATGTGGCATTGAAGTATCCTGAAATATACGATGGTGGTCTGATGGACTTAGAAGTTGCTTGGGTACCTGAAGGCATTGAGTTTAAAATCAATGAGTATGATGGAGCCGAATCGGTTGAAGCAAAAGAAGATATAGATTGGTTTACGGCATAAGTAATGTATTATTGAGGGCTGATTAATGAATAAAAAGATTAAAGACCTTGCCAAAGATGCTGGCTTTGTTACTTGGGCTAATGAACCGCATGGTCCGGGCCCGGGCAATATTGATTGGTCTAGTTCCTATGATAAAGAACTAGAAAAGTTTTATGAAATAGTGGTACGTGAGTGTGCCAAAGAAGTTAAAGATGTATATAAACAAGGTGGCGGTACTTATGCTGAAACTATTTTGAAAAAAATGAATGTTAAAATCAAATGATACTTTATATAACTAACAAAGCTCGTACGGTCTTTTTACCCTACGAAGAAGGTATGATTGAATGGTTACAAGAAAAGTATCCCTTCAGTCAATATAGAATAGAAGAATATGAAAAGTAAAGAAGAAATCATAACTGAGATGTGCTATGCATATAGACAGGATTATGATTTAAATAAAGATCCGGATAGTCCATCATGGTGTGCAGGGATGACGCCAGAAGAACGTACGGGATTGTATAATACAATGTCTAACATTTATGAAAATAATATTGAACCATTGCTTAAACAAAACGGAGAAAAGAAATGACAGAAGATAATAGAGTTGAAGTTGAATTAGATTTAGATGAACATGAAATATACCTGCTAGCCATGGAAGCACACAAGCGTGATATTACACTAAATAAAATGATAGAGGGTATTTTACAAGAGGTAGTTGACAAACATAAAGTCAACGGAACACTAGTAAATGAATGATATTTTTTATGGAATTTTTAATTGGATCAAAGATGATTACCGTACTCATCCTTTTAGGTTTGGCATTGAGTTGCTTGCTTGGGGCATTTCAATTGGCTGTTCGATTACCATGGCTCTCACAGTCCCCAATCCGCCTTTACTTACTTTGTACCCTATTTGGATCATCGGCTGTGGTCTCTATGCTTGGGCTAGTTTTACTAGGAAATCTTTTGGGATGCTGGCTAACTACTTGCTACTTGTAACAATTGATAGTGTAGGATTAATAAGGATGTTAACGTGATAAACAAATTAGAACAATATAAAAAGTATTTTGCCTTTACTGGTACTAGTACTCGTAGTGAATATTGGGGTGTATATTTAATTAGTTGGGCCCTACTAGGTCTTACTAGTTCATTGGCTTTTATGATATTTGTACTAAGCTTACCCTTTACCATTGTCGTAATAGGATTACTTGGGTGGATTATTTCACTAGCAATATTATGTGTAGGTAGTGTACTATCATGTTGGTTATGGATTGCAACCACAATTAGGCGTTGTAATGATGCTGGAATCAATCCTTGGTTTGCTATTACTGTACTGTTACCTCCACCTTTTGGCACTATCCCTGTCGTTGTGTTTGGGTGCTTGAACCAGGATACAACTGCCAAAAGTTGACATAAATACGTTTCCTGTGCTATAATACGTATTATGAAACGAAAAATCTTATCATTCACTATTGAACAGCCCAAACATCGGGCTCATAAAGTGTTGTTTTCTAGCAACACTCCGTTCAAACCTAAGGTCGTACTATCCAAAAAAGGTATGTACGTTCGTAAACCCAAGCATCCAAACAGCACCGAAATTTGACAACAAATGGTTTTGGCGCTATAATAGAGTCTTATTCAGTCAAAAGGAGTTCAAATGAACATCAAGCAAATTAATACTGCTATCATGCAGGGTGACTTTACTAATGAAGATTTGGTTAGTATTGGCGATGCTATTCGTTTTGCACGTGCCCAACTAGTGGTACGAAACAAATCGGCATTAACAATTGGATCCAATGTGAAATTTACTAGTTCAACACGTGGTACAATATCCGGTGTTGTAAAGAAAATCAATCGTAAATTTATTATTGTAGATCAGACCGGACAGTTCCGTAGTTGGAGAGTGCCCGCTAACATGTTGGAGGTTGTATGAGTTATTTTGTTGTAATTGTAATTGTCATTGCCCTCGTTGCAATTGGCCCGTTATTGACTATTTGGTCACTGAATGTGTTGTTCCCGTTATTAGCTATTAAGTACTCATTAGAGTCCTGGTTAGCTATAGTGATTTTGGGTGGTTTATTTAATATTAGGAAAGCAAAATGAGTGATTTAGAAATTGATATCATGGAAATGTTGGAAAAAGGTACACACCCTGCAACTATTTCCGCTGTATTAGAAGTGCCTGTAACCTGGGTCTATGACGTGTCCGATTCCGTTAAGAATAGGGAAGTGTTTAGCCCGTTCAAAACTGTCAACTCCTAAATTTGACAATAAATGGTCTTTCTGCTACAATAGATACTTAGACAGTTAAATAAAGGACTTCAAGATGTATAAAGCAAATGGCTATTTATTTCGTAATGTAGAAGCACTAGGTGAATACTTAAAGATTCATTCTGGAAAAGACATTGTTGTCACCTATGTAACCGAGTATTTTCTTGGTGACCCGATGGAACAATAATTTGACAATAAATGGATTTGGTGCTATAATAGAATCTTAAACAGTAAACAAAAGGACTAACAAATGGCTTACATGAATCAGGAACGCAAAGCAAAGATTACACAAGCACTTAAGCCTATCTTGGCTAAGTACAAAGTTAAAGGATCTTTGTCAGTTCGCAATCATATGACTATTGTTCTGACCCTCAAATCGGGTGCTATTGACTTTATTGGAAATAGCAACAAGGTTTGCGGCAATGACCACTATCAAGTGGCTCGTGGTTTCAAACCCAACACAAATGGTTACGATCAGGTAAATCAATATTGGTTTCAGGATCACTATGATGGTGTTGCTAAGGAATTTTTAACCGAGGCTTTTCAAGCATTAAAAGCGGCCGATTGGTTTGACGAATCGGACGCAATGACAGACTATTTTAATACAGCATACTATGTTGACGTTAATATTGGTAAATGGAATAAATCTTACATTTTGGAGAAATAAATTATGGTTAAAATTAAAATGAAACCAATCAAGGGTTTTAAAGACTATCATATCACAGAAACCGGAGAACTGTATTCTACTAAGCGAGGAGAACCTACCAAGCTTAAGCCGAATGTCTTTCAGGGATATGAACGGGTTAAACTGTCATCAGTTGATGGTGGTATACATAATACTACTATTCATCGGCTAGTGGCAGAAACATATTTGAGAAAGCCTAAAAATAAAAACATTGTCAATCATATTGATGGTGTTAAAAACAACAACAATGTCTCTAATTTAGAATGGACTGACCATCGTGGCAATATGAAGCACTATGGCGAGAAACTAGAAAAGGGATATCGTGCTAAACGAGGCAAGGTTAAACAGGACCTTGAAAAAGCCAAGCAAACTATTCTGAATTTGGCTTATGACTTGTATTCTAAAACGCAAACTCCTGAGGAGTTTGTAAAGTTGTATGGTGCTACCCACAACTTGTAAAATAATGGGTAACACAATGGTTGACAATAAATGGCTATTGTGTTATCATTATAACAGTGCTGAGTGATATCAGTACATTTTTAACTTAGCTTTTTAATTAAAGGAAACATATGGCTAATTCTAATCAAACTTTCAAAGTCGCTGGTATTACTATTCACAATGGTAACGCTAAAGTTCGTTTCACAGATGACATGGTCCGTCGTATCAAGCAATTCACTAAAGGTGGTGCTAGTCGTGTGGAATTTGTTGAGCTACCTTCAGAAATGACAAAAGTAGAAGCATTAAAATATCTTGCTACTCTATCTGAGTTTGCTAATGCAAGTGATCAGGCAACTATTGCTGATACACTTGAAGATAAAACTAAAGAGGCAAGTAAAGGTGAAGTTAAAGTAAAAGCTTCTAAAACAAAGCCTAGCATTGACGCTATCAAAGCACGTGCTAAAAAAGCAAAAGTGTCCGCAGAAGATATTCTTGCGGCAGTTGAAGACGCTCCATTCTAATTAACAGGGCTTAGGCCCTTATACTATGAACTTAAATCTATCTACATTCCGTCGCTCGTTTAATCCTCGTAGAGAATTTAATCCTGCAGATAAAAAAGATTTGCTAGAATTTAAATTCTTTAAGAAGAATGGTAAATGGAAAACAGGGTGTCCATTCTTTTTAGAGGATCCGTTTGTTGAGATTCCAGCAATGTGTGAAAGTAAATTCACAAACTATATGCTAGAGAAGATGAAATAAAAAAGCCCCTTAATTGGGGCTTTTTATTGGATACTTAAATTAATTAAGCATTAGGTGCTTTGATAACCATAAATCTAATAGTGATTGTCTCATCACTAGTTGTAAAACCGCTGATGTTTACAATGTTTATGTAGAAACCATTGTCGAATCCACCGATAATAGCAGGACCTGCAATACAATTATATGTTCCTAGGTTAGGACTAACTATTTGTGCTAGCACAATATCAGTATTAGGATCCACTGAACTATTTATAACAGAGAATGTATCAATTTCGTTTGCTGCCATAGCAACACTAGTTGTTATAATAGTTCCTGCTAGTGCATTGATAGTTACCCCGTTACCTCTGTTTGTAGTTTGTGTAACAGTTGAACCTGACGCATAACCAATCTTACCCGTACTTGTCAATGTACCAGTGACATTAGCACCGGTGCTTGTAACTACTAGTTCAACATTGCTACCGGCTGCTTGAATTGAAACATTGCCGTTACTAGTAATAGTGATGTTTGAGTTACCATTCTGTAACAGACCACTATTGATAGTAGTGATGTTACCAGTTGTAATGATTGCTGTTGTTGTATCTAAGTTACCTACGTTAGCATTACCTGTTACTGATAAACTTGTTAGTGTACCAACTGAAGTAATATTAGGTTGTGCGTTTGTGTACACTGTGCTAGCCACTAATGCGTTGCCTACCTGCCCTGACACATTAGCGCCAGTTAAGCCAGTCAAGGCTTGTCCATTACCAATGATGTTACCAACTGATACATTACCAGTTGTACTTATAGTATTAGAGCCGTAACTTGCTAATAATGTTACGACATTACTATCACCGTATGTACCACCAGCCGGAGCTGATGCAAATACACCGTTACCATATAATATGTTACTTAAATTACCGTCTAGGTTAATAGTAGCAATATTACCCAAACCTGATACGTTTGAGGCCGCAACTGCAAAAGCCGTATTAGCAACATTAGCATTAGGTACAAAACCTGATACATTTGCACCTGCTAATCCAGTCAAGGCTTGTCCATTACCTATAATATTACCAACTGATACATTACCAGTTGTAGTCATTGTATTACTGCCGTAACTAGCTAAGAATGTTGCAACATTGCTGTTACCATAACCTCCACCAGCCGGAGCTGATGCAAAGACACCATTACCATATAATATGTTACTTAAATTGCCGTCTAGGTTAATAGTAGCAATGTTGCCTATGTTAGT